TCACTCGCTAGGTGACGCGTATGTTACGATGTTGAGAGCCATTTCGTAATATCTTTTGCTTATAATGTGCTCATATGTTGATACAAGGTTTGTGCCCTTGGGTTCAATGAAATTAAAAGAGAAAGTTTCTGTCGGTGGGACTGCCTTCAACTCCGTGAAGCAGAGAATTTTGTCATCGAGGTTTGCGACAAATGACATTGAATGTGAGAATTTATTGTCGAATCTTTCAAGTAATTCGTGAAGTGGTGTTTTCTTGGGTGAGGGGCTTAGTGTTTTTGTGAAAAAAATAGAGTCATTTTTCTCTAAGGTAAATCGTAAATCTACTCCGGACCAAGTGCGCGCTATGTGTGGGATAACTGCGTTGTGAATTCTATCTATAACTGTTGAGAATCTTTTTATTGTATTGTTAACTTCTGATAGATTTGAATCTTTTGATGTTTTAATGACGCCAACAAGGCCGTTATCAACAGCGGCGATGTATCCGCCAAGGACTTCAAATGCTATGCTGTCTTCCATTCGTCTTCTAATGCTGTCGCCAAGGTATTGTATTTCGTTGGCTATAGATCCTTCTTTTTCATTAAGGAAATCTGTGAAATTCTCTATGGACTTAAAAGCAGTGCCAAGCTGGATGCGTAGGTCGGATTTGGGGGGGAGCGTGAGCATGGTACGTCCTGTGGATTGCTCTGTGCGGAAGGGCATTATGGCGTTCATGGTTGCCCTGTTAATCGAGTTCTTGCCCGTTCTCTTGACACACCCCAACCCTATAGGTCAATCTGTCCGCAGGAGCTAGTCACTCCTTGATTCACAGGCGGCCATCACGCCCGTCAGCCGTGGTTTTTTTGCGTCCTCCGTCCGGCGGTGGCCATGCGTCTTGCGCATGGTCTGCGCGGCCATTAGGAGTGGTGCATCCATCCCACGCGATATTCTGCCGGGAGTTGGCTAATACAATACCCTTCGGGGGAATACGCCAGCCGCCCTGTGACGGTGACTAACTCCCGGCAGTCTTCTCTTTGAGCCTGCCCATAGTCATTTCACAGGAGCCTTCCATGAATCCCACCCCCGCTTTGTCCGCGTTTTTAGTCGAGCGCGGCCACCTGCTGGCCGAGGCCGTGGCCGAACTGGGTGCCCAGTTCGCGCTGCCCGCCGAATGCGTCCACCTTTCCGTGCGTCCTGCCTTGTGCGCCGCCCAGGGCGACCTTGCCGAGTTGGACGAGCTGCTGCACGAATCGCTGCCCGATCTGGACGGTGGCCCCGATGGCGACCCCACCGGCAACCTGTCCGGCAACCTGTCCGGCGATCCGTCCGGAGCGCCCGCGCTGGTGCCCTTGGCGTTGCAGGTGGTGTCCCTGCGCCTGCTGGGGCTGTCGCGTTCCGTGGGTGCGCACGTGGCCTTTCTGTCCGGGCCGGAGCGCCTGGCCGTGGACTGGCTGGCCCATCGTGCGGCGGCGCTTTCGCAGCAGGCGGCCCGGCTTTCCGTCTCCGCGTGCGAGGCGGTGGCCGATGCCGCAGCCAGTCTTGCGCCATCCGTTGCCCAAGACGCATTGCCTGATGTAGGTTCGCCGTTCGCGCAAACCGGCCACAGGGGGACCACGGCATCCGCGCGTCCTGAAACCTCAACCCCTGTGGAGGCGGCAGCATGACCACCCACAGGAACCCACGCTACAAGGACGCCTTTGCCGTCGTCTCCGGGCTGGACCGCCTGCAACACGATCTCGCGGACCTGCAAGCAGAGGTGTCGGGCGCGGCGTCGGGCCTTCGCCGCGTGCTGCACAGCCAGCAGCGCCGCCACCAGTCCGCCAGTGTGTTGCAGAACCTCCAACGCCAGCTTGCCTGGCTGTCGGGCGATGTGGCGCGCATGCATGCCGCCCTCGTGCAGGAGGAGACACACCATGGACGTTGACCCCATCGGACGCATCTACAGCCACGCGGCGGCGCTGCGCACCATCGCCGCCCGCCTGCCGGAAGAACACGGCGGCCTCGCGCTTATTCTGGCCCTGCTGGGCGAAGATCTGCAACACTGCGGCGAGGCGCTGGACGACACCCCCTGCGCAGTCGCCAGCGCCCCCGCGCGCGGCGGAACAGGGGCAGGGCAGGGCGACGGCCCGCCGTGGGCCTGCGGTCGCCCCTCCTAACCCGTCCCTGAAGATCACCCCATAACGAACGCCCCCGGCATCGGTTGATGTCGGGGGCGTTGTTGTTGGCCTGCTTTAGGGGATTGGCGTTATCCCCAAAGAAATTTTGATGGCTTTTTCAACTTGCTTCATAAGCTTTCTTGAAATGATGTTGTTCGTAAGTTTATAGATGCGTACTTTGTCTATGGTGTAAATGTGTCCGCATTCAATTACGCTGTCTTTAGGGTTGTCGAGTCCAGATAATTGCTCTTTTTTAATGGGGATTTGGATTGGTAGATGTTTGTATTGTCTGATATCTGTTATGGCAACGGCGATTATTGAGCTTGAATGTGCGTTTCCTTTATCATTTTGAAGTATTATAAATGGGTGTTTTCCTCTTTTTTCAACGCCATCTGTAAAAGGCATATCTGCCATAACAATTTGTCCACGTTTCATTTCTTTACCTCATGTTTGCTTCTGGTTAATTGTTAAATCATGCAATAAATTTCCTATAGATGGTCTTTGAGGCGATGCGGGTTGCGATATAGTGTGCGCAAACTCTAGATGCATAACGAAGCTGTGGCCGCATTCGGCGTTGTTGCACACGCAGTACAGCTTGGTGAAGCGGGGGGTTATCTCCCGCCGGGTGGTAATGCGGGCCTTGCCGTGGCACTTGTCGCAGATAACACGCATTGTATTCATCCTCCAGCACAAACACAATGACAAGGGGGCGTTGCTGTCAATCGGGCAGCAAGTCCTATGCGTTTCGCCCGCCGGTGGTCAGGCCACCGGCGGGTTTTCCGTTTGCGGGGCAAAGCCCACGCGGGCGGCGGGCGGCAGGTGCTCGTTCACTTCCAGCAGCAGCTCGCGCACCGGGGTTATCTCGTTCTTCTCGTACACCGCGTCTATCTTGGTAATGTCGCCAAAGCCGCCGGTGTTGTTGGGGATAATGCTGGCCATGGCCGGGGGTATGCGGTGCGCGGCAATGATGTCGTCGCGGCTGATGTTCTTGATCTTCTCCAGCTCGTCCCGCGTGCTGAAGTCGCCCACAGGCAGTATCTGCACGTCCTTCTCGCGCCCGTTGGGTATGTGCAGGAACATGTTGCGAAAATTCCCTATGCCCTTGCTGCCCTCTATGGCGGCGCGAATGCGGTCGCGGTCGTCCGCCTCCAGCGAACTGGAAGAGGAATAGAACACGTAGCCCATGTGCGCGCCGTTGCGGTAGTACCGGCGGCGGAACAGGGTGGCGTCTTCGTTCAGCAGCATGGACTGGATGGCCCCAAGGTACGACGGCAGGCCGTAAATGGTCTGGCTGACGTCGTAGTTCCGGATATGCACTACCTCGCCGGGGGCAAAGCGGTGCATCTGCCCGGTCAGGGTCAGCAGGCCGTAGCAGTCGTCTTCCTTCATGCGGCGCATGTTGATGGCGGGCAGGTGGCGCAGCTGCACCACCTCTCCGTACCAGTTGCGGATTTTCTGCAGGTACCCGTTGGCGAACACCAGGTAGTCGGTGGTCATGGCGTGCATGGCCCGCCGGGGCAGCGCCGCCGTGGGCACAAAGCCGCGCAACACCACGTTGGTTTTGAATTCCAGCAGGGGGCCGTGGTAGGCGTTGGCCCGCAGCAGCCGGGCCAGCCCGCGCAGGGGCACCGGCGGCTGGTAGTAGCTGCCGTTGTCCAGCAGCCACACCCCAAGGTGGTCGTACACCGCCCCGGCCAGCGCCGGTTCCGGGTCGCCAAAGGTAAAGGCCTGCACCCCGCGCAGGGCATCGTTGATGATCGCCCCGGCGTCGGCCCCCGGCCCGGGGCGGGTGGTGCTGGCGTGCTTTTTCGTTCTGGCCCTGGCCATGTATCCCTCCTGTTTGCGCTACGCGCCGATAACCACGGTGCAGCCGCCGTGCCCGGTCTGGCGCGCCAGCGGTTCCGCCGCCAGCGCGTGCATGATGGCCCACGCCACGTCGGCATGCCCGGTGGTGGGCGTGCGCCCGGCGGCGTAGGTAATCTGTCCCTTGTCGGTGGTGGTCTGCCGAATGGTCAGAAAGGCGTGGGCGATATCCGTTTCCGCCGCGTCCCATTCCAGCCGCTGTTCCTCGATCACTTCGCGGGCCTTCAGCACAAGGGCGGCCTTGCTGGCCACGGCGTAGTTGATGGGCGCGGCCACCGGGCAGAACTGGCGCACGTGCTCGTACACGCCAATGCCGGGGCCGGTGGTGTCTATGCCCAGGTGCGCGAAGCGGTACTTTTCCGCCAACTCGCGGATGCGTTCCGCCTGCCACAGGTAGCTCTTGCCCACCCACTTGTGCCGCTCCACGCAGCGGATCACGCCGCCCGGCTTCAGGGGCGGTTGCAGCACCACGAACGATGCGTCGTCGCGGGATCGGCTGGGGTCGTACCCGCCCCACACCGGGTGGTTGCCCACGGGGCGGGGCGCGCCGGGGGCGTAGTCCGGCCAGTCCGCCGGGTCTGTCATGCAGCGTTCAAGCAGTGCCAGGCGGAACACGCCCTGGGTGTCGTCTATGAACTCGCAGTCGAACAGCTGGCGAAATTCGTCCGGCGTGTATTCCAGCCGCAGCTGGGCCACGTCGAACAGGTCGCAGCCGCCCGCCTCGGCGTCGGCCAGCGTGATGATGTTGCGCCAGTACGTGTCCGGGCACAGGAACCCGGCGCGCAGGGCGGCGGCGTCCGGCCACGGCCGGGGCTTGGCGAAGCGCTTCTGAAAGGCTTCGCCGGTCCACAGCGGGTAGGCGTCGTGGGTGATGGCCGACGGCGTGGAAAACAGCGTGCGCCGCCACTTCTTGTGCGCGGCCATGCCGGTGGCCACCTTGTACAGCTCGCGGAACTTGGTGATCCAGAAGAACTCGTCGATGTAGACGTGCCCGTGGTAGCTCTGCGCGCTGCGCGAGTTGTTGGACAGAAAGTGCAGTTCGGCCTTGCCGTTGCGGGTGTGCAGTATCAGCGGGTTGCCGGAAAGGGTGATGTCGAAGGCTTCGCCAGCCGCCTGCACGATGTAGTTGCGGAACACCTGCGACTGCGCCTTGGTGGCGGAAAGGAAGAGCTGGTTGTCGCCGGTAAGGCAGGCATCCTCGAAGGCCTCCTGCGCGAAGTACCACGTGGCCCCTATTTGCCGGGCCTTCAGCAGCATGCGGTTGCGGTGCTGTTTGGCCGCGCGCAGGTCGTGCTGGTAGCCGAAGTACCGGCGGTGGAACTTGTCCGCGAACAGCTGCGGCGTGAGGGCGGTGACGTCATTTTTGATGGGCTTGATGGGCTTGCCCCGGCGGGGGCGGGCGGCGCGCGGCCCGGTGGAAGGGGCGGAAGGGGAGTCCGCGGCGCAATCACCGGGGGCGTCCGGCTGGGGGGCCGGGCCGGGGTGGGCGCTGCCCTGCTCCTGTCCACGCTGGCGCGCCAGCGCTACCTCTTTGGTGCGCAGGGCCTGCAACCGTTCCAGCGTGCCCACCAGCAGGTCCACCTCGCGCAGTTCGCCGGGCGTCTTGGGGTCGCGCTCGGCCAGCAGGGTAAGGCGGCGGGTAACGGCTTCTTCCGCCGTCTCGTGCGTGAGCAGGGCGTCCCATTCGCCCACCGTGCTCCAGTGGTAGACGGTGCGGCGCGGCACGCCCAGCGCGTCGGATATGTCCGCCACGGTGTAGCGCCGCAGGTACATGCCCCGCGCGGCCTGCCGTATCTCGTCCGGGTACTGGCGCACGCCCTGCCGGGCTTCCTGCACACTCCCGCCGTCTGCAATGGTCTCCATCGTGCTGCAATAGCACTGTTGCGGCAACCGCCAACGCACCACAAATCCGATTTTGCCAAAATCGGACGCCGTGTCTTTGACCTTGCCTTGCGTGCTGTGCCTACATGGCGCGCATGAGCAAGCCCACCCTCACCACCGATTTCGTCAGGATAGGCCAGTCCGGCCCCACAGTGGACGGGCGGACCATCGACGCCGCGTGGCTGTTGCAGGCGGCGGAATCCTACAATCCGGACCTGTACACCGCGCTGATCTGGCCGGACCACTTCCGCTTTCAGAACTACGGCAAGGTGCTGGAGCTGAAGACGGAAGAAGAGGGCGGCGTGGTGGCGCTGTACGCGCGCCTGCAGCCCAACGCCAGCTACCTGATGGGCAACCAGTACGGGCAGCGGCTCTTTTTCTCCATGGAGATCGACGACAACTTCGCGGGCACGGGCCGGGCCTACCTTGTGGGGCTGGGCATTACCGATTCGCCCGCCTCGCTGGCCACCAGCGAGCTGAAGTTCTCCGCCCGCCGCAACACGCCGGGCAGCCAGTTTCTGTCCAACGTGGAATGCGCCCTGCCCGCAGAGGCAGAAGACCGGGAACCCTCGTGGGTGGCCCGGCTTTTCCAGTTGTTCACCCCCAACGCCACCCAACGCGAGGAGCCCATGGACGCACAGCAGTACGCGGAGATGCAGGGCAAGATCGACGGCCTTTGCGCCGCCGTTACCGAGATCAAGGCCACCGTGGCCGCCTTCACCGCCGGGCCGGATGCCCCGGCGCAGCCCGCCGCCCCTGCCGCCCCGGCGGCCCCGGCTGCGGCCCCGGTCGGGGCGGAGTCGGAAAAGTACACCGAGCTGGCCGCCGCCATCACCAAACTGGGCGCGCAGATGGATGGCATCGCCGCCCGGTTCGAGGCCGCCCGGCCCGGCACGCCGGTGCCCCCCACCGAAGGCCCGGCGGACGACAACGCCCCCCTCCTGTAGGGGCGGGAGGAACCCACATGCGCGAAAGTACCCGCAAGAAGTTCGACACCCTGTGCAGCCGCATGGCCGCCACCTACGGCGTGCCCAGCGTGCGCCAGCAGTTTTCCGTTTCGCCCACCATCGAACAGCGCCTGCAGGACGCCATTGTGGAGCGGTCCACCTTCCTGCCGAAGATCAACACCATCCCCGTGGATGACCTGGAAGGCGAAACCCTGCTCGGTTCCGCCACCGGCCCCGTTTCGGGCCGCACGGACACCAGCGCCGACAAGGAACGCACGCCCCGCAACGTGCTGGGCCTGAAGTCGTACCGCTACAAGCTGGCCCAGACCAACACCGACGTCTACATGCGCTACGCCACCATGGACGCGTGGGCCAAGTTCCCCGACATGGGCGACCGGTACTCCCGCTATGTGCAGGAGCGTGTGGGCAATGACCGCGAACTGGTGGGCTGGCATGGCCGTTCGGCTGCCGCCGACACCGACCTTGAGGCCTTCCCGCTGATGCAGGACGTGAACAAGGGCTGGATGCAGTACATGCGCGAAAACCTGCCCGGCAACATCCTGAGCGGCGGCGCGACCGCCGGTGAAATCCGCATCGGCGCGGGCGGCGACTGGGCCAACCTGGACATTGCCGTGCACGACCTGTTGCAGGGCATTCCCACCTACATGCGCCAGAACCTGGTGGCGCTGATCGGCACCGACCTGATCGCGCAGGAAAAGGCCGCGCTGTTCGCCGTGGTGGGCGGCAAGCCCACGGAAAAGATCCTGCTGGGCAACGCGCTGACCACCTTCGGCGGGCTGACGTGGGATACTCCCAGCAACTTCCCCGCGCGCGGGCTTGTGGTCACCAGCTACGACAACCTTTCCGTCTACCTGCAGAACGGCTCGTGGCGTCGCAAGGTGGAAGACAACCCCAAGAAGGACCGCGTGGAAGACTACAACAGCCGCAACGAGGGCTACGTGGTGGAAACGCCCGAGCGCTTCGTGGCCGTGGAGTTCGACAACGTGAAGCTGCCCGACGGCGCGAGCGGGTGGGTCTAGCCATGAGCCTGATGCGCAAGCACCAGCAGGCCGCGCGTGTGGTTCCCGTGGGCAGTGACGCGCCGGGCGAGCGGATAGGGGCCGGGGCCGTGGTGCTGGGGGCCATGCCCGCCGCGCCCCGTGGCCTGCTGGGCGGCAGCCAGTTGGCCACCGTGGTTTCCGCCTCGCTGTCCGAGGATCTGGCGGCGCTGTCTGCCATCGCTTCCGTCGAACGCAAGATCGACCTGAAGCGCGACACCCTCATTCCCAAGTACCGCGACTACGCGGCGCGCCTGATGGCCGACGGCCAGCGGCACGAGCTGCTGGGCTACTACCTTGTGTGGTGCCTGGACGCGGGCTGCATGGAAGAGGGCCTGCGCGTGGCCGCGTGGGCCATGGAGCAGGGCCTGCCGCTGCCGGAGCGCTTCCGCGCCAGCGTGCCGCTGTTCGTGGCGTCTGCCGTGGTGGCGTGGGCCGAGCGCCAGCACGACGCCGGGCACGACTTCGAGCCGTACCTGTCGCAGGCGCAGGCGCTGGTGGAGCCCGGCGGCGAGGTGCCGGACAAGGTGCGCGCGGGCTTCCACCGGCTGTTCGGCCTGCGGGCCGAGCAGGGCGGCGACCTGCCCACGGCGGAGCGCGAGCTGCAACGCGCGCTGGAGCTGGGGGCCAAGGTGAAGACCGCGCTGGACGGCGTGCGCAAGCGGCTGGCCCGCGATGGCGGGCAGCCCGCGCCCGGCGATGAAGAAAGCAATGACCCCGCACCCGATGCCGCCCCCGAAGAACCGGCGGGCGGCGACGGGGCGGGCTAGGTACTCCTCCACCCAGCCGGGGCGGCCCGGGCGGAAGCACGGCACAGGGTGCCGGTGACCGCACGCCCGGGCCCGCCCCCAACACGACACAACAGGCCACGCCATGAGCTTCAGCGCCATTACCGACCAGCCCTCCACCGTCACCCTGCCGGGTGACGGCTGGTATCCGGACCTTTCCGTGGGCGAGTTCCAGCGCGTGTACCGGCTGCCCGCCGAATACGCGGCGGCGCTGGTGGAAGACCACCTTGGCCTGGCCCGGCTGTGGGCCATGCGCCAGTTGCAGGCGTGGCGCGCGGCGCAGGAGGCGGCCGGGTTCGCCAGCCTTGATGCCGTGCCCGTGTTCGGCATGGCCGGGGAGGCAACGCGGCTCTTCAAGCGGGCGGTGTTCTGCCACGCCAAGGCGCTGCTGCTGGGCCAGTTCGCCACCGTGGAGCGGCGCGAGGCCGCCCGCGAAGACGCCAAGGAAGGCCCCGACGTGGCCGACCGCTTCTATGCCTGGGCGCATGACGCCATTGCGGATCTGCGCGGGCGCGGGCGCATCGACGCGGATCTGGTGTGAGGCGGGCATGCGCAAGATTTCATCCCTCGTCGAACACCTGCTGACCACCACCCGCCTGCCGCGCGAGCAGGTGCACGCCTTTGCCGACAAGGGCGAGCTGCAGCCCACCGGGCGCGACCTGGGCCTGACGCCCGATGGCCGCGCGCAACTGGAAGTGGGCGTGTGGAAGTACGACGCGGTGATCCGGCTGGAACGCTACGCGGACGACGGCCCCACGTTGATGGCCATCGTGCTTGGCTGGCTGGCCGACCACGACGGCGACCGCGACGGGCTGGCCGAGCCGGAGCTGGACGTGGACATCAACGATGCCCGCACCTGCGACGTGGAGCTGGCCGTGGAGTTCGAGGAACGCATCACCGTGGTGGAAGACCCGGCCGGGGCCGTGCCCTTTGACGGCAGGCGCTGGAGCGTGGCCGCGCCGGAAATCGTGGCGGCGGATTCGTTCACCTTCGGCGCGCGGCGCGGGGGCGGCGATGCGGGTTAGCTTTTCCGTTTCGCCCGACCATGGCCGGTCGGCCCGGCTGGATGCGCAGCTCGACGCGCTCGGCGGCGAGATCCGCGACCGTCGCAAGCATGCCCGCCGTCTTGCCGGGTACGTGCGCACGCAGACGCGGCGCAACATCCGCAAGCAGGAGACGGTGGAGGGCGCGCCCTTCGCGCAGCGCCGCGACAAGCGGGACACGCGGGCCATGCTTGCCGGGCTGGCAAGGACGTTGGCCATCATCCCGCGCGGGCCGGATGGCGGGGTGGTTGTTTCGTGGAAGAACCCGCGCGACGCGCGGATCGCCTACCGGCACCAGCACGGCGTGGGCGAGGATTGGGGGCCGCAGCGCGCGGCGCGGGCCTACGGCGTGCCGGACTACAAGGCCCGGTGCACCCGCAGGCAGGCCAAGGCGCTGCTGCGGGAAGGGTTTCGCCTGCCGGTGCCCGGCAAGGGCGGCGACAGGGCAACGCGGCGCGTGTCCGTGATGTGGCTGGAGAAGCATTTCACCCTCGGGCAGGCGGGCCTGGTGCTGCGGCTGATGCGCACCGGCAAGCCCAAGGGGGTGCAGGAATGGCGCGACACGGTGCCCGAGCGCGCCGCGTTGGGCGTGACGGCCGCCGAGGCGGACAGGATGTGCCAACGGCTGGCCAAAAACGTGCTGGGCCGCGTGCCCGGATAGGAGACCACCCATGCTCGGAAGCGTGCAGGTAAACAACCTGAACCTGATCCAGGGCCCGCTGGAGGAAGTGGAGAACTACTTCCTGTTCGTCGGGCGCGGCGCGGGCACCAACGAGGGCAAGCTGATCACCCTGAACACCGAGACGGATCTCGACGGGGTGTTCGGCAGCGCCGATTCGGACCTGAAAACCCACGTGGCCGCCGCCCGGCTGAACGCCGGGCAGAACTGGAACGGCTGCGCCATCCCGCTGGCCAGCGGCGACACATGGGACGAGGCCGTGGATTTCGCCATGGAACGGGTGACGGTGGAGGCCATCGTCATCACCGATGCCGTGGCCCTGCCCACGGAGCTGGAGGCCATGCAGGCCAAGGCCGAAAGCATCATGGCCCGCTACATGCGCCCGCTGTTCTTCATCCCGCGTTGCCGGGGGCCGCTGCCCACCGAGACGTGGGAAGACTGGCTGGATACCGTCCGCCCGATCACTACGAACATCGCCGCCGACCAGGTGAACCCCGTGGCCACCATCTGGGGGCCGGAGCTGGGCACCTACGCCGGGCGACTGTGCAACAGCTCCGTCACCGTGGCCGATTCGCCCATGCGCGTGGCCACCGGCCCCTTGCTGGACGAGGGGTGGTCCGTGCGCCCCACGGACAAGAACGGCCGGATCCTGGACATGTCGGTGATCTCGGCGCTCGATGCCGCGCGTTTCTCCGCCCCGCAGTGGTACCCGGACTACCCCGGCGTCTACTGGACCGACGGCAACGTGCTGGACGTGCCCGGCGGCGACTACCAGGCCGTCGAAAACCTGCGGGTGGTGCAGAAGGCCATGCGCCGCGTCTACCCGCTGGCCGTGGCCCGCGTGGCCGACAGACGCCTGAACAACACCCCCGGCAGCATGGCGGCGGCCGCAATGTACTTCATGCGGCCGCTGCGGGAGATGAGCCGGTCGCGCCAGATCCTCGGTCAGGTGTTCCCCGGCGAGGTGGAGCCGCCCAAGGAAGGCGACATCGTCATCACGTGGCCCAGCAAGTACGCCGTCGAAATCTGGATGGCCGTCCGGCCCTACAACTGTCCCAAGTCCATCACCTGCAACATCCTGCTGGACCTGACCAACTACGCCTAGAGGGGGTGAGCACATGCAGCGCATCAGCGGAAAGAACTTCGACATCACCATCGGCACGCTGGCCATCACCGTGTCCAAGGCATCGCTGAACATCGAGGACAACACTGAGGTTGCCCAGGACAACGGCGTGCCCAACGGCTGGGTTTCCGGCGACGCGAAGGCCGACGGCGAGATCGAGCTGGACGCCACGGGCGTGCGCCTGCTGGGCGAGGCGGCGAACAGCGCCGGGTCGTACCGCGACCTGCCCGTGTTCGACATCCTCTTCTACGCCAAGACCGGCGACGGCGAGGAAATGAAGGTGGAGGCCTTCGGCTGCAAGTTCAAGGTCGAAGGGCTGCTGGATATCGACAAGAAGGGCGGCGAGAAGCACGTGACCAAGCTGAAATACATGGTCACCAGCCCGGATTTCATCCGCATCAACGGTGTGCCCTACCTGTCCAAGGCGGACACGGAAGGGCTGATGGGCTCGCAGAACTAGCATGGCCGACGCAGCGGACATCGCCACCGAACGCGAGTGCATCCTGCGGCAGGAGGCGCTGGCCCGCCTGCACGCCGCGCGCGGCGCGCAGCGGACCAGTCTGGCCAGTCGGGCCACCTGCGAGGAATGCGGCGACCCCATACCCCAGGCCCGGCGCGCGGCGGTGCCCGGCGTGCGCCTGTGCATCACCTGCCAAAAGGAGCTGGAAGCATGATCGACCGGAACAATCCCCCCCGTGGCGTGCGCAACAACAACCCCGGCAACCTGCGGCACGGTTCGCCGTGGGAAGGGCTGGCGGCCGCGCAGACCGATTCCGCCTTCTGCACCTTCGTGCGGGACGAGGACGGCCTGCGGGCGCTGGCCAAAGTGCTGCTGAAGTACGAGCGCGACGGTCTGAACACCGTGCGTGGCATCCTGAACAAGTACGCCCCGGACACCGAGAACGACACCGAAGGCTACATCGCCCACGTGGCGGCCCGCATCGGCGTGGCCCCCGGCGCGCCCATCAGCGTGAAGGACAACCTGGAGCCGCTGATGCGCGCCATCGTGGATCACGAGAACGGCAGGGGCTGGGCGGACCACTACGCCCCGGCCACCTACGCGGCGGCCATCCGGCGCGCCAAGGGGATGGCGTGATGGGCCTGCTCGACGTGCTTACCGGCGGACTGGCCGGAAAGATCGTGGACCGTGTGGGCGACATGCTGCCCAACCGCACGCGGGAGAAGGCGCAGGAGCACGAGCGGGCCATGGGCCAGCAGGCCATCAACACGGCGGAGGCGCAGACCAGCGGTTCCGGCGGGTTCGTGGGCGTGCTGAAGGCGTGGCGCGGCTTTGTGGGCTGGTGCTGCGGGGTGGCCATCGTCTGGCAGGTGGTGGCCCGGCCCATCCTGCTGGCGGTGTTCCCCGGCGTGAACTGGCCCGGCTACACCAGCGACGATCTGGCGCTGGTTGGGCGCATCCTGCTCGGCATGCTCGGCCTGGGGGGCTGATGCCATGAACGATCCCGCCTTCCGCGACGAGGTGCTGACCCGGTTGGCCCGCATGGAGACCAAGCTCGACGAGCGGTGTTCGCTGCGGGCGAAGGACATAGCCACGCTGCGCAAGGACGTGGACGGACTGATCCGCACCGAGGAACAGCGCAAGGGCGGCAAGGCCATGCTGGCCGCCCTGTGTGCCCTTTGCGGGGCGTTGGGCGGCGCTGCCGCCAAACTGTGGCCTGCCATATCCGGGCGATAGCCCGCACACGAACACCAGGAGGAGATGACCGTGGACAAGACCATCAAGCTGACCGTGAACGGCCGCGCGCTGACCTTCAACATGAGCCTCGGGATCTACAACCGCTACATCAACGAGTTGCAGCCCTCCAGCAAGGTCGGCCCGGCGCAGAACCTGTGTACGCGCAGCGTTGCCGACGAAAGCAAGGCGGCCCTGCAGGAGCTGCTGCAACTGCCCGGCATGGGTGTGCAGATCGCCAGCAGGTTGGTTGAGGACTACACGCCCGACATCGAGATCGAGGTGGGAAAGTAGAGGCGCGGGCGGCGGCCCTTGCGGAGAACGGCGCGGCGCAACTGGTCGCGCTGTCCCGCAGGTGGTTCCCCGGCCGCGCTGTGGACGCGGAGGCCATGGCCGAGGCGCTGTGGCTGGAACGGGACCATTGGGAAAAGATGACGGTGGCCGTGTGCAACGGCATCGCCAAGGCGTTCAACGGATAGAGAGGTAGGGCATGGCCACCAGGCTGGAACAGTTGGAGTTCGCCATCGGCCTGAAGGACCAGGCATCGGGCAAGCTGGGCCAACTGCGGTCCTCGCTGGACAAGCTGACCGGATCCGCAAGCAGGCAGTTCGGCCAGGCGCGCGACGGCGTGCTGGGCGCGGTGGCCACCGGCTACTCCATTCACCAGATGGTGGCCCCGGCCATCGACCTGAACCGGGCGTTGGGCGAGGTGTCCAGCCTTGGCCGGTCGGATACCGGGTTGGCCGTGCTGCAGGCCGAGGCGCAGAAGTTCGCCATGGCCTATGGCGGCAGCGCCGCAGAGGTCATCCGGGCCGGGTACGATATCCAGTCGGCCATCGACGGGCTGACGGACAGGGAGCTGGCCCGGTTCACCGCTGCATCCGGCGTTCTGGCCAAGGCGTCCAAGGCCGACGTGGCAACCATGACCTCGTACATGGGCACCATGTACGGGATCTTCAAGAACACCGCTGACGGAATGGGCAAGTCGCGCTGGGTAGAGGAGATCGCCGGGCAGACGGCTTACGCCGTGGGCCTGTTCAAGTCGTCCGGGTCGGAAATGTCCGCCGCGTTCACCGCGCTGGGTGCCAACGCCACGGCGGCGGGCCGGAGCGCTGCGGAGCAGATGGCCATCCTCGGCACGCTGCAGGCCACCATGTCGGGCAGCGAATCCGGCACCAAGTACAAGGCGTTCCTTGCCGGTGTGGGCACGGCCCAGAAGGAGCTGGGCCTGAAGTTCACCGATTCCCAGGGCAACATGCTGGGCATGGTCGACATCCTGGACAGGATCCGCGGCAAGTTCGGCGACACCCTGTCCGTGGCCGAAAGCGACCAGTTGAAGAAGGCGTTCGGGTCCGACGAGGCCGTGTCGCTGATCAAGCAGCTGATGATGGACACGGACGGGCTGAAGACCAACATGGCGAGCATCGCCAACATCAAGGGCATGGACAACGTGACCAGCATGGCCGCCAGGATGACCGATATCTGGGGGCGGCTGGGCGGCACGGTCAACGTGCTCGCGGGAAGTTTCGGCCAGAAGCTGCTGCCGCCGCTGGAGGAGATCGTGGGCAAGGTGGTGGACGTGCTGCAGAACCTTGTCCGCTGGATCGACCTTGCCCCCAACCTTGCCCGGTGGGTGGGCTACGGTGCCATTGCGGTCATGTCGCTGGCCACCGTGATGGGCATCTTTACCGCCGTGGTGGCGGTGAACCGTATCGCGCTGATGGCGCTTGGCGGGCCGCTGAAGCTGGTGGCGTTCACCTTCGGCCTGCTCACCAGGCTCACCGGCCTGCAAACGGCAGCCACCTGGCTGTTCAACGCGGCCCTGTGGGCCAACCCCACCACGTGGGTGGTGCTGGGCATCGTGGCGCTGATCGCTGCCGTGGGCGCGCTGGTCTACTGGTGGGATGATCTGAAGGCCGCGTTCCTGGACACGACGTGGGGTCAGGCCCTCATGAAGACCATAGAGGCCGTGATGGCTCCGTTCCGCGCCCTGGGCGAAACGTGGGATTGGCTGCAGCAGAAACTGGGGCTGGCCGCCACGCCCACCACGGCAGCCATCAGCGCCGCCACGGGCGCGCCGCAGGCCGCCATCGAAAGCACGGCCACCGCGCTGACCTCCGCGTCGGCCACCGGCCCGCTTTCCTCGCTGGAAGCCGCCCGCACCCCAGCCATACCCGCCGGGGGGCTGCTGCAGGCCACCACCAACCAGATCAACAAGGGCCGCACGCGCCAGACCACCATCGGCAGCGTGACCATCAACGCCGACCAGCCCATGACGCCCGGTCAACTGGACGAATGGGCCGCCCTGCAGGCGGGGTAGACCATGGCCGAGTACATCGACCTGCGCATTTCCAAGGATGACGTGACGCTGGACGCCGGGGGGCAGCCCGTGCTGCTCGATGGCCGGGCGTCCATCGCGCAGGACATTCAGCACATGATCCGCGAGAGCGGCCTGCTGGTGGACATCATCGCCAACCGCGACGCCCGCGCGCGGCGCACCAACCTGGTGCGCATCACCATGGCCGTGGACGACGACGAACGCATCGTGCCCGGAACCACGGTCATCAGCGAATCGGCCCTTGGCGAATACTGGCTGACGGCAACCACCGTGAAATACGGCAGCATTTCGCTGCAGTTGGGGGCGTGAGGTGAGGGGAGGGGAAGGCTACCGGCCCGGACGGGATTCCTTGTACGCGCGCAGGATGGCGTTGATGGTGGTCTGGTATCCCTTGCCCTGCTGCTTGAACCATTCCAGCACCTCGGCATCGAGGCGCAACGTCACCTGCTTCTTGCCGGTCGGGGCCACACGGCGGGCATGCTCCCAGAACGTATCGTCCAGAATGGGGTTGTCGGGGTCGCTTTCCGCGTTGGCAGTAAGCTGGGCGTCGGAAAAGGCCCGGCCGCGCTTGCCGTCGGTAAGCGGGCGCATCTTGCGGATTTCCTCGATGTCGAAACCAGCCTTCTTGTCCTTATTCGTAGCCATATTTCCTCCGCTCTCTGGCGTTTGCGCGGCGGGCGGAAATGATCCGGAACAGGTCCGTTCCGCGCATGGTGAAGGCAACGACCAGCACCATGCCCGCGTATTCCCCGATGGCCTGGCACCGGGGTTCGCCATACTCCTTGCGCCGGTCGTGCACGAGGTACGGCGCGCAGGCCAGCATTTGCGCCGCATGCACGAAATCAATGTCGTGCTTTTCCACGTTGGCCCGGCGTTTGTTTTCGTCCCATTCAAAGCGCATGCAACAGATGTAGTTACAAGTTGTAACCACGTCAAGGGAGGGGCCAATGGCCATCACCAGCGCCGCGCGTGAACTGTTTACCCTCATGCTGCGCGAGGCTGGCATGCCGGTGACGCAGCCCGAGATGCAGCAGCAGTGGGACGCCCTGAACACGGCCGAGGGCAGCCAGATCACCAACAACAGCGCGTGGTCGCCGTTCTGGCGGCTGATTTCGGCCATCGTCACGGCCCCGGCGCAGTGGCTGGTGGGCCTGCTGGTGGAGCACGCCCTGCCCAACACCTTCTTGCGGTTCGCCGCAGACGCCTGGCTGGACGTGTTCGCCTGGGGCGTGGACGTGAAGCGCAAGGCGGCGGCCACGGCCACCGGGGTGGTCACGTTCACGCGGGCCACGGCAACCGGAGCCCTTACCATCCCTGCGGGCACGCTGGTGGAATCGCCCCCCATCAACGACGTGACCTACCGCGTGGCCACCGTGGCGGAAGCCGTCATACCCGCCGGGCAACTGTCGCTGGCCGTGCCGGTGCAGGCCGAACAGGCCGGGGCCGCGTGGAACCTGGGGCCGGGCTACTACTCCATCCTCACCCGGCCTGTGCCGGGCATCACGGCCGTGACCAACGGGGCCGACTGGCTGACCTCGCCCGGGGCGGACACCGAGGACGACGAATCGCTGCGGCTGCGGGCACGCAACCAGTTCGCCGCCGTGGGCCAGTACCACCACGACGCGGCATACCGCGCCCTGATCGCGGAGTTCGCCGGGGTGCGTACCGACTACCTGCATTTCGAGAAGGACGGGCCGCGCGGGCCGGGCACGGCCAACTGCCACGTGATGGTGGAAAGCGGCATCCCGCCGCAGGAGTTCATCGACACCATCAACGCCTACGTGCGGGCCTCCGGCAACCATGGACACGGCGACGACATGCTGTGCATGCCCATGGCGGCCATGCCGGTGGCGCTGGCCGTGACGGTGTACCCGGTGGCCACGGCCAGCACGGCGCGGGCGGAGGCCCTGCGCCTGGCCGTGGAGAACCGGGTGCGCTGCGCGTGGCGCGAGAATGCCGACTTCCCCATGACCAGGACGTTGCCGCTTTCGCGGTTCTCGTTCTCGCGCCTGTCGGAGGAACTGCACGCGGCGCTGCCCGATCTGCAAAGCGTGGAGTTCACCCACGACGGCGAGGGCGGGGCCGTGGGCGCTGATATCGTGGCGCAGCTGCAGCTGCCGGTGCTGGGCAGCCTGACCGTTACCCTTGGGGGCGCGGCATGAGCGAACTGCCGCAGCTCGACCAGCCCAGCCTGCCGTTCTGGATGGGCGGCGAGGAGTGTTCCAAGCTCGCCCGGGCCGCGCACAACTGGTTCACGCGCCTTGGCGAATGGGCGGCCCTGCCCGCCCGCCAGTTGGACCCGCTTACCTGCACGGCCACCGTGCTGGATCTGCTGGCCTGGCAGCGCAACGTCACCACCTACCAGGGCGAACCGGAGCGGCTGTACCGCCTGCGTGTGGCCCACGCCTACGCCAACGCCCGCGACGCGGGCAGCGTGGCCGGGTGGGGGCGCATCTTCCAGCGGCTGGAGCTGGGCGGCGTGGCGCTGGAAGAGCGCGTGGCCGGGCAGGATTGGGACATCATCGGCGTGGTGGTGGACGACACGGCCTTCCCCGACCGGCAGAACGTGCTGGAGATCATCGTGCAGGAGTATGGCCGCACCTGCCGCCGCTACCGCTTCATCAGCCGCATTCCGCAGGCCGTGCGCGTTGCCGCCTGCGCCTTCGACGACGATCACGCCACGGTGTGCGCCGTGAGCAACCCCCTCACCATGGTCACGGCGGGCATGCGCGCCGCCGCGTTCGACAACAGCCACCACACCACGGAGGCCCACGCATGAGCGTTACCCTGACCGCCGCCGGGGAGGCCCTGATTGCCCGCCTGCAGGCGGAAGGCACCCCCCTTGTCATCGACCGGTTCATCTTCGCGGACGTGCCCGGGCAGGATCACACCCAGCCCGCCAGCCCCGCGCAGGGCGTGCCCACGGCCAACGTGGTGCACGCGTTCCCCATCCCGCCGGAGTACCGGGCCTTTGTCGCCCCCAACCAGGTGGTGTACTCCGCGCTGCTGGGCAGCGACGTGGGGCCGTTCTCGTTCAACTGGCAGGGCCTGTACTGCACCGAGCACGCCACGCTGGTGGCCGTGGCCACCTTCCCCCGGCTGGAGAAGCGCCGGTATGACCCGGCCACCAACACGCAGGGCAACAACCTGACGCGCAACTTCCTGCTGGAGTTCAGCGGCGCGCGCGAGCTGACGCAGATCACCGTCGAGGCGGCGGTGTGGCAGCTGGACTTCACGGTGCGGCTGAAGGGCATCGACGAGCGCGAGCGCCTGTCGAACCGCGACATCTACGGGCGCGCCGCGTTTCTGGACGACGGCTGGCTGCTGACGCACACCGGCGGGGCGTACCGGTTCGAGGCCGGGCGCGGCTACGTGGAGGGCATCCGCGCCGCGCTGCAGGAACCCGCGCCCGTGGTGCCCACCGTGACCCCGTGCGAGGTGTGGCTGGACGTTTCCATGCAGGGGCAGGGCTCGGACGTGGTCACGGTGGTGACGCCGCTGTGCCTGGCCATCGGCACGGACAGCCCGGACTACGTTGCGGCCGCGCCGCACAACACCCAGCACTACTGCGAGAAGGTGGCCCGCATCGAGGCCGACGGCAGCGTGACGGATCTGCGGCCCCGCCGCATCGGCATCGCCCCGGAGCTGATGGGCGCGGTCACGCACGAGGAACTGGAGGTGTTGGCCACTGCGCTGGGGGGAAAGGTTGATCGGAGTGACTGGGTGACACTGGTTCCGGACAGGGCGTGGCGCAGGCCGGATGGACTTATCGAACAGGTCGGCACCGTGAGCACTGTGAACGGGATGGCTTCTGTCCTTTGGCCGGTGGCTTTTCCGGTGATGCTGCTGGATGTGCAGCTAACCGACAAGGCGGCTACCTCGTTCAGAAGTGCCTCGATTGTTGCCATCGATTGGTCAACAGCCACCAACTCGGGCATGACCGTCTACGCACAAACGGATGGCGCTGCCGCCGTCAATGACACCTTCGGCTACAGAGCTCTGGGCCGCTAGGGAGGGGACATGGACAGATATTTTCACCCCGAGGAAGGCTTTCTCATCAATGGGCTGCACGCCACCGTTCCGGATGGTTCGGTGCCTATCTCGCTGGAAACCCATCTTGAACTGCTGACGGCACAGGATTGGGGAAAGTGCATTCAACTGGATTCCGTTGGACGCCCCGTGGCCCTGGCTCCGGAGCTTGCGTTGGACAAGGCCATCGCGGATAAGGCGCGCGAGATCCGCGCCGGGTACGACACGGCCCTCGCGGGCGTGCTGGCCGGTGCGGAGGCGACCGCCACCGGCGTGGCCGTGGGTTCGGCCCTCATGGCCGCCTCGGACCCCGAAGGGTTGGAATACCTGGTGGCGCGGCTGACCGCCCGCCGGGTGGAACTGGAACAGGCCCTGCTGGCCGCGCAGGCTGACGCGGCCCCGGTGCCCGCCGTGCTGGCCATCATGGTCAGCTACCCGACGTAGCAGCAGGGGGAGCGGTCCATGCTGTGGCAACCCGTGACGTTCACGCCCCCGGCCAGCATCGGCGCGGTGGGCGACGGGCTCTCCGGTTCGCTGGGGGCGGTGGGGTCCACCGTGGCCAGCGGCGCGGCGTCCCTTGCCGGGCTGGGCCTGCCGGAGGGGCCACCCCCCGCCGGAGAGGGGAACCCCGATCCGGCGGACATGCGCAACGACGCCTCCGGCATGCTGGCCAGCCCGTGCCCGTACATCGCGGTCACGCCGTACCAGCAGGGCGTGGGGCAGCGCCGGGGCGACCGGGCCTACCTGACGCCGCAGGGGGCCATCAGCGCGGTGGCCGGGCGCATGGGCGAGGCGCAGGATCTGCTGGCCTCCGGAGCGCTGCCGAACCTCACGGAGATGGACACGGCCATGGTGCTGCTGGTCATGGCCGCGCCGGACGAGGGCGGCCTTGCCACTTCGCTGGGCCGGTTCAACGGAGTCTTCCCCATCACCGAATTGCAGCAGGCGCAGCGCCGCGCCGGTGGGCTGGCCGGGCTGGAGCGGCAGAAGTTCACCATCCCGGCCGCGCCCGGCTATCCGGCGTGGGGCGCATCGTCGCCGCAGAGGGGTGGGCCGGGGCTGGCCACGTCGCGGGCGCTGGGCGGGCAACTGGCCATGGCGGAGGGGCTTTTCGCCGTCGGCACGTCGCCGGTTGCGCGGCTGGGCGCGTTCGGGGCCAAGCGGCAGGCGGCCATGGCTGCCCGGCAGGCCGACCTTGATGCGCTGCGCGGGTCCATGACCGGCAGCGACCCGGGGTGGTTCGGGGTGTACCTGGAAGGGCTGGCCGTGGAGCTGGCCAAGTTGCTGGTGAAGTTCGCGCCGCCCATGGATGTCGCCTTCAAGTGCTGCGCGGCCGTGTGCTGGTACGGCACCAAGCGGCAGGTGGCCTACTACAAGGAAGCCTTCGGGCTGGAGAACCCGCTGGAGGGTATCCTGTGAGCTTTCTGCGCCTTGACGATTTCACCATTCCGGGCTTCGGCCTGGTCACCTCCATGACCCTGCCTTTCAAGGACGAGGACGCCAGCGGCGACACCAGCAGCACGTCCAAGGCCAGCAAGGGCACCAAGGCCAAGAAGCTGGAGTCGAAGATTTTCATCCGGTTCACGGACGAGGACGATCTGCGCGCCCTTACCCGCGTGGCCGAGGCCAAGAGCGGCGGCGATGGGCGCATCTACACCGTCACCAACCGCACGGCCAACGCGGCCGGGATGCGGCAGGGGCGGTTCACCGGCGACTTCAAGGCCGAGGAGCAGGAGGAGCGGCGCTGCTGGCTGGTGTCCTTCAGCCTGTCCGAGCACGTGTCCGTGCCGGAGCGGGCCGAGGCGCGCGAGCCCGCCAAGGCGGCCACCGCCCAGCAGAACGAGGGGCAGGCCGTGGCGCCACCAGAAGAGGCCGAACCGGCGCAGGAGCTGACGTGGTTCGAGAAGAAGCTGAAGGCCGCCAGCGACGCGCTGGGCGACTATGACAGCACGGGCAGCGGGGCCGGGAAATGAGGCTGCAGAAGCGGTTGACCGTGGCGGGCGCGGAAGTCCCGCTGGTGAGCGAGGACGTGCGTCTGGATCTGGACCGGCCCGGCAGGGCCGTGTTTCAGGTGCGGGCGGATGCCCCGCTTTCCGGCGAGGTGTCGTTCGCCATGGGCTGGCATTGGGATGCGGCCCTTACCCTGTTCTTCAGCGGCGACGTGGAGCGGTGCACGCCCGTGGACGGCGCGCAGCAGCGGCTGTTCTGCCGCGAGGTGTCGGCCCGGCTGGACGTGGCCATCCCGCTGGCGCTGCGCCACCCCACGCTGCACGAGGTGCTGGCCGCCTACGCGCAGGCCGCGCGGGTGCGCTTCATCGTGCCGGACAGGCCGTATGCCGCCACCCGGGTGCCGTACTTCGGCGCGGTGGGATCCGGCTTTCACGGCATGGCGCAGCTGGGGCAGGTGTTCGGCATCGAGGACTACGTGTGGCAGGCGCAGGGCGACGGGCAGGTGTTCGTGGGGGCGTGGGCCGATTCGCGCTGGGCCGGGCGCGCCGTGGAGCTGCCGGACGAGGCATGGGGGAAGACCATGGCCACGGGCGCGCGCACGGTGACGGCCATCCCCGGATTGCGCCCCGGCGCGGAGCTGGACAGCGGGCGCGTCACGGCGGTGCGGTTCGCCGGGCACCAGATGGAGGTCACATGCAGGACGCAATAAGGGCGGCGGTGCTGCGGCTGTTTCCGGAGCTGTCCGGCGGGCTGCACCTGGACAGGTACGGTCGGGTGGTGGCCATTGCGGACCAGCCCGGCGAGGGCGTGACCTGCGAACGGTTCCGGCCGCGCTATGCCGTGGACGTGCAGATCCTGACGCCGGAGCTGGAGCCGGACCCGGCCTTCCCCGTGTTTCCGGCGGTGCCGCTGCCGGTGCCCGGCGGGGCAGGGCAGGAGTGCGGAACCTACGCCTTTCCGGAGCCGGGCGCGCTGGTGGTGGTGGGCTTTGCCTACGGCAGGCCGGACCATCCCATCATCCGGCAGGTGTACCCCATGGGCACGTCGCTGCCGTCCGTGGCCCCGCGCGAATGGCTGGCGCAGCAGTCGCCCGCCGTGTTCCAGCGGGCCGACGCAGACGGCAACTGGACCCGCCAGACCGATGCGGCCATCACCGATGAATCGCAGACCCGGCTGGTCCGGGCCATGGAGGCGGTGACCGAGGTTGCGCGCGAGATCCGCCGCGTGTCGGAGCATTCCACCACCGAGGTGGAGGGCACGTACACGGTGGAGACGGGCGCGGTGCTCACCCTGCTGGCCGGGCTGCGGGCCGACCTTGGCACCCTGGGCGCGCTGAACCTGACCGCCGGGGGCGATTCCAGCCACACCACGGCGGGCGCGGCCACCGAAACCGTGGGGCGCGACCACGCCAGCACGGTAAAGGGCAGCCGGTACATCACCGTGGCCGGGGGCCGCAGCGAGGCCGTACAGGGCGGCCAGCAGACGCAGATCGGCGGCGACAGGACCGTGGCCGTGGACGGCAACCAGTCCGGCACGGTGGGCGGCGACCACGAGCTGACCGTGGACGGCAGCAGCACCGAAAAGGCCGGGGGCGACCGCAGCATCGAGGCGGCCAACCTGTCGCTGAAGGCGGGCACCATCTCGTGCGTTTCCACGTCCGGTAGCGGGGCAGGGGTAAGCCTGTTCGTGGAGCTGCTGGCCTGCCTGGACGAAATCAAGGCGGCCCTCGATGTGCTGGCCGCCCACACCCACCCCACCACGACGGCCATCACGGAAGGCGGCGCGGTGGCGAACCACGCATCCCGGCTGGGCATCCACCGGGGGCGCATAGGAGGCATCACGGCGTGACGGAGCCCGCACCACGCAAAACCGCCCCGTGTCATCGGCTGATGGCACGGGGCGGTGTCGTTTCAGGGGGCAGGGGGCTAGGCCGTGGCAATCACCATGGGCGGCAGCGCCTGCGGCTGGCAGGGCGGCAGTTCCGACATCACGGTGCGTGCGATGCGGTTGGCCGAGTCGGACAGTTGCAGCATGCGCAGGCCCAGCCATTCAAGGGCCAGCCGGGCGTCGCGCGGGCGGTCCTTGCCCGCTTCGGCCAGCATGCCCGGCGCGGCGGACAACTGGCGGGTCATGGGCGTGGGTACTGATCCAGTTTCAAGAAGCGTGTTTGTATTTCTATGATGAGGTTTTCTAACCCGATGAAGTTTTTTTTGATTGGAGATTCTTCATTATCAAATATATAAATCTCATCATTCTTCATGTGCTCTTTGAAGTTTTCGGCCAATGCCAGATACTTGTCGCGGGCCGGCTCGCCGTTGATTAGTTGCGAATTGTCGTCAGCATTTATTAATGCATTCGTGTAAACTTGTGCGTGATCAATATATATGCTGAAAGAATATTTCAGTGCATTTTTGAGTCTCAATATTTTATCAATGGCATCATGCGCATCATCTCCGAGTATTATTCTGAATTCATGCATCCGGCTTTCAATTTCTGCAAATATGTGTGAGAATTGATTCATGGTTGTTTCTTTTTTTGATATTGTTTCTTGCGCAATATCAATTGGCTGTGTGTTTTTGTTGTAAGGGATTGGTCTTAATTTTGGTATGCTTATTGTCGCATTGAATGCATATTTTGATTTGTAGTAAAGAAGTATGAAATCTTCTGCTGCTTTTATTTTTCTTTGCCATGATATTTGTTTTTTCCATATTGTAAATCCTGAGAAGGCTACATATGCCAATAATATTGATGAAATAGAATTTGCTAGTGCTATAGAATCGGATTTCGATAAATCAAATATGGTCACGATGGATATGTATGGTGTTATTATGAGTAGTGTTGCTAGGCAGTGCGTGGGCGGAAGCAGGCTCCCATTGGCTTTGCGTTGCTTGTATATGTTGCTGATTGCCTGCTTGAGCTGGAGAATCATATTGGCCGCCTGTAATTGGAGAATCTTACCCATTATGCTGGCATGTTTGTCATGAAGGGGCAAGCAGCTTGCTGGCTACTTCACTCGCCGGGGCGAGACGATCTACCTGCTGTTCGCGGGTGGCGACAAGTCCACCCAGAAGCGTGATATAGTGCTCGCCAAGAAGTTGGCGCGGGAATTGGAGGATAGCCATGACTAAAATTGCCAGATTCGACGCCGCCGAATTCCTCGACAGCGAAGAAGCCATCGCCGCATACTTTTCGGCAGCGCTCGAAGATCCGAACCCGGATGTGTTCCTGACTGCTGTGGTCGACGTGGCCAAGGTCCGTGGCATGAGCCAACTCGCCCTTGATTCCAGCGTGGGCGCGGGAACGTCCCCCAGCTTCGCCGTCGTCGTCTCGCTGCTCGGAGTCATGGGCATTGTGCTTCAGGCCAAGCCCAACGTATCCAAAGAGGACGGGGCGAAAGATGCCCGGCAGGGTTGCAGGTAGTGAGCGACCGGGAACGGGGGAGGCAGCGCGCCGGGGGAACCGGTTGGTCTTCCCGTGCTCCCGCCTGAAGGCGCAGCGTTGAGGAGGCACGATGCTCAAAGTTGTCATGGCGGCAATAGCACTTTTCGCGGTGTTGGCAAGTTCCATCCCCGCATGGTCAGCCTCTCCGGCATGCACAAGGTCTGATGCTCTCAAGGCGGAAGAGATGGCCGCGCGAGCTAGGACATGGGAAGAGGTCCGCGCGCTGTATGAAAACTACAGGCAGTGCGATGACGGGGCAGTGGCGGAGGGATTCAGCGAGTCCGTTACCAATGTTCTGGACAGCGACTGGGCCGGCATCGCGGTTTTCCAGAATGCCGCAAGCGCAAGCCCTGGGTTCGAGGCGTTTGTCCTGACCCATATTGATGAAACAGTTCCGGGGGCAAGGCTGGAAAGAATCAGGCAGGCAGCCGAGTCCAGGTGCCCAGTCTCCTCCAAACCTTTGTGCACGAAGATTGCCACGAGAATCAAATCGCTTGAGGAGTAG